GCAGAAGCTGCAACAGATGGCTAGCGGGTTCCTGTACACCGACAACGGTCCGCTCTGGTCGTCCGGCCATAAGTTTGACCGGCTGGAAGACTTGTTAACCGAGAACCAGCGCGCCAACACCATCGTTTTTTACAACTATACGGAGGAGCTTGCGGAGTTGCGTCGCAGGCACCCATATCTCCAAACGCTTGATGATGACCGCGCTATTGAACGATGGAACAACGGCGAAATTGAACTGTTAGTAGCGCACCCTAAAAGCGCGCAGTTTGGACTTAACTTACAAGACGGCGGCTGCCGCATGGTTTTTTTGTCGTTGCCTTGGAGTTTTACGGATTACGAACAAGCTGTTGGTCGGCTGCACCGCAGCGGCCAGAAAAACGACGTGTGGGTGTACATCATGCTGACGCACAAGACGGTTGACGAGAAGATTTGGGGCGCGCTACATGACAAGCGCGCATTGTCGGACATTGCATTGGAGGCTTTGAAATGAGACGGATTGATTTATGGAAGGCGCAGCTAAAGGCGGCGCGGGCTGAGTTGAGGATACGGGACAGGGAAGCAAACGCGGCGATACGAACTGTCGTCAGACTGACAAAAATTATCATTCGATTGGAGAACAAAATTGACAACTACATGGCGAAGCCTTAACGCAGAACTGCGAACCTTGGATGAGACGCGGGTGCTGGAGATGCTGATGGAGGAGCGCAAGAACCAGCGCCGCGTATCGGTCTTGCAGCGCCTGCATCAGCGCTACAACACACTGCGGGTGAGCCGCGAACGGATTGAATTACTACAGGAGGCAAAGCATGTTTAAGGAACTGTTCAAACGATTGACGCCAGCCCAAGCCATTGCCGCCGAACTGGCCGAAGCCGAACACGCCCTGCTGCGGGCCGAGACTGGCGTCGAGTACGCGCAGGCGCTGGTGACCTACAACAAGAACCGCGTCAAGCGCCTCAAGGCGTACCTGGCACCCGCTGCGGAGGTGACGGCATGATTGACGAAACAGGCGGACCAGCGTTTCCGCTGGACAGAGACTGCTGCAATGTAGGCATGACCCTGCGCGACTACTTTGCGGCCAAGGCGATGGAGGCTTTGATTTTGGAGGTGGCTGATTGGAAGTACATGCCAAATGAGATCGCAAATTTTGCATACGCACAAGCCGACGCCATGCTGAAAGCGAGGACAAAATGACAAAACGCTACTGCGACACGGGCCGCATCGATTGCCCTCACTTGCCTCAGTGCATCTGGGACTGCGCCTATGACACGGCGACTGTCAGGAAGGTCAAGCCTTATCCTATCGTGCCCGAGGACATCAAGCCTGTGCCCGAGGCGTGGCAGACAGTTGGCACGGTGATGCTGACCGCGATCATGGGTGTGCTGGCGGTGATCTGCTTGGCGCTGTTCTTTACCGGGGTTTGGATTTGGAGTTTGCTGATATGAACACATACGACACAGGAAGTCTCAAGATACGCACCCCGCCCCCGCCTGTTGGCGGCTACCGCATGGGTGACGAGGCCGATGGCGGGTGGATTATTTTTAACTTGCCGAAGAAGCCCTGCTGGGCGCACCGCATGGGTGTGCGTCTCGTGCTTGGCTGGAAGTGGGTGGACGCATGAACAAAGAAGACATCATCCGCATGGCGCGGGCTTGCGGAATTAATTTTCACCAAGCTGGCTGGCCTGAGCTTGAACGCTTTGCCGCCCTTGTCGAAGAAGCAGAGAACGAGGCGTGTGCAAAGGTGGCTGAATGGGTAGGGCAAGATAAAAACCACATTGGCATTGCCGCCGCCATCCGAGCAAGGGGACAAGCATGAAAGACGAAGCACTGAAGCTGGCGCTGGAGGCGCTGGAGTGTGCATTAAGCGATGGCGAGCCGTACATCGTGAAATCCAAAGAAGCCATCACCGCCGCCAAAGAAGCCTTGGCACAGCCAGTGCAGGAGCCGGTGGCGTGGATGTGCGATGGGGAACCGTATGCTGTAAAACAAATGCGGCTTTCAATTAATGGTGGTGGCGAACACCCAAATCAAGTGCCACTCTACACCGCCCCACCGCAGCGCCCGTGGGTAGGGCTGACGGATGAGGAGTTGTCTGAACTTAGCGCGTCTGGGTTGGCTTTGTGGGCTTTGTGGAAAGCCATCGAAGCCAAACTCAAAAAGAAGAACACATGACCCACACGCTCAATTCCACCAAGACCGTGGCGGTGGCAACGGACACTTACTGGCTACCCATCGACAAGGACACACCGCGTAGTGTCAAGCTGCAACTGCTGACCATCGGCGGCATAGCCACTTACGGCAACCTGCAAAACGATACATTCTTTTACACTCACTGGTGCCCTGTACCAAAGAAACCAAAATGACCAACGCATTCGACTGGAAACAGTACACCGACGAGGAGCGCGTCAAGCGCGGCGAGACACTCAACGCCAACAATACGGCCCTCAAGCGCAGCTTGGCGTCCAGCAAGGCGGTCGAGCGCATCCGCGAGGATGTGCCCAACTACGGCACGCTGGCGATCAGCGGCAAGACCGCCGCTATGTTGGCGCAAAAGCCAAACCAATTTAAGATACACAAGCAATGACCCACGGCGGCAAAAGAGAAGGTGCAGGCAGACCGCCTAAAAGTTTGTCGGTCAGTCGTGTATACACTTTGCACGACACCGGCATCAGCGCCAGAGAGATAGCGCGGCGATTTGACGTGGCGCACACCATCATTAACAGAGTATTGAAAAAACGCAATGTCAAACTTCAAAACTTGGACTCAAGAAAACCTAGCACAGTTTGCCCAAGAAGCGAACGCAAAGATGGTCGAGCAGAACGAACGGATTGAGCAGCTTCAGCGCGACGTGAAGGACGCGATAGAAGCCTACCGCGCCCTGTTACGCAAAGGGGCGCGTGCCTGACTTGTCGATGATCAGCGCCTGACGGCGCGGTGTCGGGCTGATGCTGATGTGCGTCCAGGCGTCGAACTCACGGATGATCTGGTCAAACTGCAAGTCAGACGCGACGATGGCGCGCACAACTTGATCTGGCGTCATGCCTGGCACCTTGAAGTCAGCCGCATAGCCTAGACGGTGCTGGCTGGTGTCCTTGCTGCCCACGCTGTCGTTGACTTGCTTTGATCGGAAGGCGCTGTTGATCATAATCGGCTTGCCGTCCAGCGTGGTCTTGACTTGCTCCAAGAACTCAGCCAGCTTTTGCAAGTTGGCTAATTCTTTCTCGTTTGGCGTGTTGTCAAACTGGCGGTGGCTGGTGGCGGTCAGTTCCGCAAGGGTGAAGTGTGGTGTCATTTTTTAGCCTTCATGTCCATGATTTTTTCCAGCGTGCGGCCACCGAAGTAGAAGGACATGACCAGCATGCCCCACTGGCCCAGCAGGGTGACGTAGACTTCGTTGGCGTCCAGTTTGAAGGCGCTCATCATGGCGAACACGAAGTAGCCGATGAAGATGGCGACCAGCGTCATGGGCCTGATGTTCTTGGACAGCCAAGAGTCGCTGCTCATGTCCGACTTCAAGCGGTCAGTCAGGTTGTTCTGCTCGGTCTTGTACAAGTCCGTGTCGTTTGCCATCTTGGCTAATTCGCCGTCTTGCGCCATCTTGGTCAGTTCAAACTGCGCGCGCGCCTTGGCTTCAGGATCGGGTATCAGCTTGTCGATAAGTTTGCCGCCCACGTTTAAGAGCGCGTCGAGTCCAATCATTGTTTACTCCTTGAAAGCATGGTTGCTGCGATTTGTAACATGGCGCGGGTGCTATCCATGTCCTCTGGCTGGGTAGCCCATCCGACCGTGATCTGGCCGACAAAGCGCCCAGGCTCCGGCGGCACGCTGATGCGGCAAGTGTAGGCCACGCCCTTGGCGATGTACCACAAGCCCATCTCCGACTGCGCCGATTTGTATTCGCTGCATGGAATCTCGTTCGCCATTAGCTTGACAACATCGGCGTTGTTGGCTGCGTTCTGTGTAAACAGGCCCACATCCAGCCCATCGTTGGTTTTGTCCCTGCCATCCTTGGCGTAGGCGCGGTACAAGATGCGCGTGCCAAACATTGAGTTGACCTTGAACACCGCCACCACCAGCGCACCAGACTGCTTGAACAGATGCGCTGCCGCATCCTCCACCCGATCCTCTGCAATCGTTGGAATCTTCTTGGACTCCTTGTAAGCGCCGATCAGCAAGTCTTGGTTTGTATATACAAAGTATCCCGCAAAGGTCAGGACAGCCATCAGCACCATCGCAAACAGACGGA